CGCAGTCGTCAAACACAATCACGCAGTGTGGGTCAGAATACTTGTAGAGAGTTTGATACAGGCCAATAGGGGTGGCACTGCCTTTGACAACTTCGGCTCGCAGTCGCTTGCCGGCAATCTTGTCAAACATAGTAGCCTTGTCAATTTCGGCTTCAACACCAAACGATTTGCCAACACCCGGAGGGCCAGAAACAATCATAGCACGAATGTCACCAGAAGTTGCAGCCTTGGTCATTTCGTGCAGGATTTCAAAACGCTCACGAATGCGCTCAATTGCCTGCTCGTCAGTTTCTTGAACAGCGGCAACAGGTGTTTTCTCAAGGTGAATGGTGTTATCTTGCATTTCAGTAGTGTACTCAATGTCTTGGATGCTGTCAACGCGGACACGAATCGTATCCGGGCACTTTGGGAAAGTGTCGTTATTTTTTACGGTAACATAGTTACCTTTGGCACCAGTTTGAAACCCAGACACCAGTTCAAAAACACTGTCAGTGATGTTGTAACTACGATAGTTACCTTTAATAATACGAATTGCACTCATGGTTGGCTCCTTGTGTTGTGCAGTTAATTTCTTACTATTTGTATATTATAGCAAAAGACTTATTTTTGGTCAACCATTTCCTGAAGTTTTTGCTTGTACTCAAGTTGGCTCTTAGTGATTTCGTAGTAAATGATGCCCATCCAAATCAAGAACATTCCAAGTGCAAAGAAAATTAGTACATGCGCAGGGACATTCATAACCAACAGCATGGCAACGCATGCGGCTACAATTGCGGTAATGAAAAAGTACACAGTTTTTAAAAGTGCTTGTTGTTTGATATTCATCGCTGAATCCTCTCTGTTAAAATGTTATTATAGCAGGTCAAGAATTATTGGTCAAGTTGACTGTTTTGCCAACAATCTCAGCACATCTTGTTGCAATTCTGCAACATCTTCGTTAGAGACATAAAAGTCAGTAGTGGGGTCGTAGTACTGGCCCTCTTTGGGATCATAGTACAGAACCTGACCGTTGGGATAGTGAAACGGGCCTTCGAGTCCCTTACGAGGACCGTATTCTTTGGCGTTTTTGAACACAAAGTATGACATCGTTCACTCCTTAGTTGCTATACAAGTATTATAGCAAAAGGTGAATTTTAGGTCAAAGAAAAACCCTGCAAATTGCAGGGTTATTAGATTAGTATTTTTATATTATTATTCTAATCCTGCAGTCACATTTAAGTCATACGCAAGTGTTGACCCGTCGGGGATGGTCCACCAAAATGTTCCTATGTATTCGCCTGAGTGAACTGGATTTTTTGCAATACCGTCTATGCTAATATTAGATCTTTCGTCACCCTGTGGATATATATCTCCAAAATTAGAAGGTCCTGAACTAACAAAGATAGAAACACCATGTGTAGCAAGTATTGTTTGCACAGTTAAGTTATATAACCCCAATGAAACAATTTGACTCTCTTCTTCGGTGGTAAACGACGGTACAGCATGTGGTGCAATTACATCGTACTTTTGTTGATTAGTTGCAGTATCAGAAAAAATTACAGTCTTATCGGCATTACTAAACACAGGATTTACTATCAGGGCATAGGTTGCGTAAATTTCTGAGAAAATAACGGTTCCGCTATTTACTTCACAAGTCATTGCTTTTTGGCCTGAAAAACTAATAGGCAATTCAAATGAACATAGTTCTGTCTGATCGGGCATTAAATCTAAATTTGGTAAATCTGGCACAGGTTGATCCGCAGTATTAACTGTGCCCGAATAAATTGTAGTACCTTCAAGGGTTACTGTTATTTCCGCAGGGGTCGCTCCAAAACCATATCCAAGAAGTTTTACTGTTCTGTTTGTCATATTCGAATCCTCTTTGATTTATTTATATCATTTCCAGTGTTGTTGTATTACAGAATCTTTAACATCTGCAGGATTTGGTTGTCCGTGAAATATTAGTACGCCTGCTCCCCCGAGATTAGTTCCTGTCCCAGGATTAGTGTACTTTCTACTTTTAAAATCCCAGCCTCCGTCTAGACATTCCCATTTCCAACTACGTATTAATTGTTCGTCCAAAAAACGTCGGCGTTCGGGCCCTATTACATCGCTTAAAAAATCCTGATCCCCGGGATATCTACGTTGTAGCAGTGCAAAATCTTGTTGTCGAAATTGTTGCCAAACATCTTCGTATTTTCTAGTATCCCACCACATTACTGAACTGTTAATGCCCAAATGGTTCGGGCGCCATAAACGCTTAAAATCCCTTGGTGCCCAAAAATAATTTAAACTTTGATGCGTTATCCAGTCAATTCTATCAGTTATTACAGTGTCTAAATCAAAATATAGCAACGGCCCTTGGTGATGTTTATGATTAAACAATTGCAGTTTATACCACCATGCTTTACGAGGACTGCTTATTTTATAGTCTTTTAATTCATGTTTAATCATGTGTGCAGGTACTTTACGATCATGTTCTGTATAAACATGCAATCGTATGCCAGCACTAAGTTGTCTAGACAACATATTGTACAATCGGTCAACGTAATCCCAACTATACGTAGAACCGTGTATTAAACAAGCGCAGTGAATAGGTCCAACCGGCGGTCTTCCTGCTGATTCTGCTAGTTCAATAAGCCTATCCTTTTTACCCATTCTCCACCTTTAATTTCTTCTACTGTATATTCTGTATGGCATATTTCCACTAGCCATTGCTCTCTGTTTACTACATTATAGGCCAGACTAGACGAATTAACTATAACAGGAACTCCAGCAATTACTGCTTGTATTCCTGGCCCTGAATTATAATTTATCACTGCGTCGAAGTCCCAGTGCATATCGAAACTGTCGTATGTATTTGCTAGTTTTTTAGGCATTTCCCAAGATACATGTCTCGGGAATCTATTTCGATCTAGTGCACACCTAGGATGCGGTCTTACTACAATCTGTTTGTTTGCCGGAATTTGTTGTATCTGTTCCAATAACCAGGTAGTTTGATCAATACCTTCGAGTTGCAGACTTTGTGCATGCTGCCCAGCAACTAGAACACGATTCCAAGTTTGCGTGTTATTTTTTAATTTAATGCCTAACTTACTTGGTCTAGTGTAATCTAAGTTTTCACGGTGCCCATAGTAGCCTTGAGCATTTATATTGTTAACTGCAATCTTCCAAGTATGCCCGCGATTGAGTGCGCCAATTTCAATACAGATTACAGGACGATTGCGTGATCTAAAATGCTGGTATACTTGCTGATTTTTTGCCATCCTACCCGACCACAGTACGCTCCAAATTATAGCAACATCAGCATCATAGTTGTCAGCAGTAATTTTAAATCCTTGTTCGGTTAATGCCTGCAGGGCAGCAGACATTACAGGTCCTGAATTTAAGGCACACTGCAAAGGAAAATAGGCTACTGTCTTAGTCACTAAATATCTCACATGAAATATACAGTAGTTACCTCCTTTAACCAGGCTGGCTTAGATCAATACGGCCAGCGCATGATTGACACATTTGAATCCAATTGGCCAGCAGATGTTGATCTTATAATTTGTGCAGAAAACTGTACACCACGAACCACTAGATCCAATACTAAGATTGTTGACCTGCTAGAGGCCAGTGCCGATTTACAAGCATTTGTCAAACGCCACGAGAACAATCCCTTAGCACACGGCAAAGCAGGTCCCCCGGACGTTTTTAATCCTAAAAAACAATTTCGTTGGGATGCTGTAAGATTTTGTTATAAAGTATTTGCTGAATCAGTTGCTGCAAACATGATTGATTCAGGTTGGATGATTTGGATTGACGCTGATACTGTAACTCACAGTGCAGTAACTAAACAATTTTTAGATAACGTTTGCCCTTCTAATTCAATGGTGAGTTATCTAGGGCGGGGAGAAAAGTATCATTCCGAGTGCGGTTGGGTTGGTTACAATCTAGATGCACCCGAATGTCGACAATTTGTCAACGACTTTGTTAAAATGTACAAATCTGATGCTATTTTTCAGCAACGAGAGTGGCATGACAGTTACATTTTTGATGTACTAAGAAAACAGTTTCAAAGTCGTTGCAAGTTTCATAATCTAAATCCAAGTTGGGATGACAAAGGTCTAGCCGGGCATCCTTTTATCAATAGTGAACTTGGCAAGTACATGGACCATGTCAAGGGAGATCGCAAACAACAAGGACACTCTAAACCCAAAGAAGTAGTGCTGCACCAAGATCATCCTTACTGGCAAAAAGTTTTACACAGCAAAGGTAAAAAATAATGTATCAGTCTCACGGATGGTGGTTTCCCGACCAGGATACACACTTTGCAGAAATGCTCAGTAAGAATATACAAAAAGGAAACAGGCCAGTGTATCAAGAGCCAGTACGTAAGGCTAGTATTCAACACTGCGCCGATCGCGGGCTTGCACTAGACATCGGTGCTAACGTAGGCTTATGGAGTAAGGATCTATGCCAGAATTTTGAACGGGTAATTGCATTTGAACCTGTGGCAGAATTTAGAGATTGCTTGATCAAAAATGTACCACTAGATAATTTAGAAGTTCGTGCATGTGCCCTTGGCGATCAAGATACACAAATTAACATGATTGTCACTGCTGAAAATACCGGGCACAGTCATGTGGATACTAGTAGCATCGGAGCAGGATCTATTCCAATGTATAGACTAGACAGTCTAGATCTTCCAAAAATCGACTACATTAAAATTGACTGCGAAGGTTACGAAAATACAATCCTGCGTGGTGCAAAAGAAACTATATTAAAATACAAGCCTGTTATTGTGGTAGAGCACAAAAAACACCAGGATGTTGGGCACACAGACACTGTGCAGGCATTAGATACACTGCTGAGTTGGGGTGCTCGTGTACTAACAACAGTTAAAAACGATCACGTATTAGGTTGGTGAAGTAAAATAATCACTGAGTGTGTTTATTAGTAATTCATTTGCAGTCCTACATTGATCGTATGCATCTGGGTAATTCTTAGCCGAGTCTAATAGTGCCCAGGAAAATTCTTCTGCTAACACAGGCGGATGTCTAAAGTTTTCAAACTTAGGTTGCCAGGGTTCGCTTACTACGATAACATGTTTGTTTAACAAAGTAGCCCAGTATGCAGTATGATAACTGCTGGTTATAACATACTGATGGTCCGCTATTAGTGCTATCATATCCTCAATTGTACAAGGGTTGTTTGTGGCCCTTGTATGAGTTGCAGTAAATTTAATTGAATTTCTTTTCCAATGATCGACTACTAAAAAATCTTTAGTGGCTGTTCGATTTAAATTGTACTCGATAGCCGGATGTAGTACACTTGCACAGGGCAACCAATGGTGCTCAAATTCGGTGTTGGGTAGCCAATCCCTGGTTCCTTTAACAACTGCTCTATCCCACAAGGATCTAAAGTTTAGATTCCTATCGATACCAACTCCCCAAATTATTAAATTAGTTGCGGATATTTTTTCAAGAGCGTTTTCTAATATGGATATCATTTTTGAACTAGTAAACAATGCGCCACCACCAATTACTATATTGTCAAAATTGTTATGTAGTCCTCTAAGATTTTTAGAATCGCATAAAGGACCTTGGAATTTTTTTGGCAGGTAGTGCAGTGGAGTACTCCAGAGATCACCCGGATTTCCCCAGTCAGTTCGACAAATGTATAAATTCTTCATAAAAACTTCTTAAACTTAGTATAAATTAGGCCGGACCGGCTTTCTTCATCTGTCCAATGTGCCGATGACAAATCCCAAAGCCATTGGTCTCTTTCTAACATAACCGGCTGTTCAATTTGAGACACACTTGAGTTTGCAACAGACCATGCAACGCAATCCGAATCTGCTGCAAATACAGGTACACCTGCTAGCACACTTGCTACACAACTAGAACTATTAAAAAATACACTAGCCCAGGCATTATGCAAATCTTGTTGTAACACAGCATTACGACTCATTGTTACATTGGCAAACTGTCTGAACATTTTAGGATCTAAAGGATTTCTAGGATGTGGGCGAACTACAATAGGTCTATCTGTATGCTGTCGAATTTGTTGCACTGTTTCTAAGGTCCATGCTGGCATATCCACACCTTTCATTGACCATCCCCCATCGCGTTGTCCGCAAACTAAAATATGATTTCCGCTTTTTCTCCAGGGCTGCAAATCGAGATTTAATCTGTTCTTTACTAAATTCCACTTATTGATATTGCTGTTTTCATTAGCGTAGTTGTTGGTATTATAGTACACTCCGTCAAGACTGTATCTTAAGAAAATACTTGTAGGGTCTGCAAATTTAAAACAACTGCCGTCGATACTCATAATCTTTTGACCAGTTTGCTGTTGTAATGCAATTGCATCGCGTCTTAGTTGTATATGCGGTCCGGTAATTTTATCCCCGACCCAGCCTAATATTACTCCAAGTTTAGCAGGCACAGTTTTAAATTGGTCCTGAATGATAACATTTGCTCCTGCTGCCTGGGCTCCTGCCGCAAATGCTCGCAACACTTCAACTTTTCTATTGCGATCGGCTATTCGTGGAAGACTGCTAAGATATACGGCTACATCATACATGATACTTCTCCGCAATTTTAAATGCAGTTCCGTTTTCCAGTTCCTGTTGGGTAAACTGACTGTATGTTAGTGCGCACAACCAGTTATCTAATGGTCCATAATATAAATCATTGATATCTTTTAAACTGGTCCTAGCAACCGGCGTAGTAATATGTTGATTCAAGGTAATCACTGGTATGCCTGCCCAAATTGCCTCTACTGCCGCTGCACTACAGTCGGATATTACACAGTAGTACTCATTTGGATTTGCAATTAAATGTTCATATACATTTATTCTTGTTTTACGATCAGGATCTTTAGGTCTGAACTCAAGAGGACGATCAGTTAATCTTGTTAATTGCCGAATTATATTAACTTTCCATTCTTCTCTGGTGGTATTAAACATACGATAATGACTGTCGCTGTTTTCAATTACAAGTATTTTATTACCGTTGTTGCGCCAAGGGTGCGGCATAACAGGCAAGGTGTGCAATCGGTCTGCTGGAAATCCTATATCTTTTAACTGTTGATGAATGTGGTTGTGTACTAGTCTGTGCCAAGTTTTTTTATGGGATGATAGAAAATTTGTATAGCCCGAGTCTACAAACCAAAATCCAATATGTTGATTTAATCTAGTAGATATTTCTAGTTCATTATTTTTTATGTTTCTGATTAGTGCAAAACCTTTATCAACACCCGGCTGATCAGCAATAACATACTCTAAATTGCTAGTAATGTTTCTTCCGATAGTTTTTAACAAACTAGTATGCTCAGGTTTAGAGTATTGTTCTAGTAATTGTTTAATGTGTACATCAATTAG